GCTCCTCCGGGCGCGTCCTTACCCAAACCAGTGCGGCGTAATCCTTCTTCGTACTGCTTGTCACGCTCGCTACGTGCTTCTTTGTCTACATCAATGTAGTCAAGGTATTCGTTTGCCAAATTGGCAAGTACATCTTCATCAAACACTTCAGCCAAGTTCTCATAGAACTCAGGGTCTTGTGCTGGACTTTTCTTTTCTTGGTAGTTGATTACTACAGAGCCATCTTCAAGTTCAATAACTTCTTGTTCTGCTTCGTCCGAATCCAGGCCCAACTCTTCTTCAAGCTGTGCTACTTCTTCGTCCTGGTCAGTAGCTTGTTGCACGTCCTCCTCACGATCGAGGCTAGGGAGTGCAGAACCTACTTGAATTGGTATTTGCGGATTTGCCATAAATTATTGAGTTTCCATCCAATTTGCTACAGCTCGAAGTTCTTCGGGCTGCGCATCATTTTTTATCATGTTTGCTTTATTTGAAATCCAAGCAACATTTCCTTTTGTATATCCTAATTTTGGATTTATTCTGTCCAATGACGGGCTATCAAATTCTGCTATCCCTTTAGTTCTACGACCCCATCCTAGTTTTATATTTAAAATGGGGCAAAAATCTGGAGCAATTTTAATTAAATAATCAAAATCTAAATTTTTTAATTTAGCCCGTCGTTTTATACTTGCTAAATTTTTTCTTAAGTGACCATCTTTGGAAGATACTTGTTTATGGTGCCTATCTTGTTCTTTTTTATTAAAACTTAGGTATTGATCTTTTGTTATCCAATATTCACCGTTTTGGCAAGTTGATCTTTTAACCCAAAATACCATACCGTCTTCACGTACGTCGCCACGTTTAAGTTTTTTCATTTTAACTCCCTACAAGTTTAATTGGCCGGAAACTAGATTGGATGTAGGGTCCAAACAGGCGCTGCAGGCGCTTTTCGTATTCCTACTTATACTAATGCACAAATAACGTATTTTCCGCCCTAATTATTGAGCATAAGGATTTGCACTACGTTTAGATGGATCTTGGTCCGCATAATCATAATCCCTAACTGGAATCGGGTCCAAATTAACCCAACCAGAATCTCTAAGTACTCGAAGTGCTTGACTAAGAGAATCAACATAATCGTCATGCCCACCAGCGACTGGGAACGAACACACCTGCCGTATAAAGCGCTTAGACCAGTCAGCAAACTCGCCTTTTTTGACAGGATCTTCTGGGATGTAGACTTTTCCCTTAGCAATCAAGGGTGCCACAATGTTTAAACGCTGCACCTTATCAGCACGGCCTGGGTTGTAACCTTGTACATAGATTCCAGAGCCCTGGAGTTCTTGGATCAGTGAGATACCAGCAGATTTGTCCTCCATCAGTACCATGTCTGCTTTCTTGCCCTTACCAAAGTCATTGTCTGCACCGTACACTACCTCTTTGTAGTCGTCAATTACCTTACGGCGCAGTTCGGGATAGTTAAGGTGGTGGTCCCAAGCATCCAACATCATAATGCAGGTGCCGGCGTCTGGCTTTTCAAAAATACCCCATGCCGTACAAGCAGTCGGGTCGTTGGTTGTTTTTTCTGAGGTGGCGGGGTCGTATGAGACAATAACGTATTCAAGCTCTGGTGTTGGCATATTCGCCGGCCACATGCGAAACCACTTTCTTTTGACAATACCAGAGGCTTCTGGGTCGAGAATCTCACCGTAGATCTCCTGCCGGCCCATATCCGTACCTTCATACGTCTCTAACTGCTTGAAGAAGGTTTCAGATAGGTTTGAGCGGTTGTCAAAGGACGAGGCATTAACCACATACACGTCCCCACCAACTTTACCCTCGTTAAGATCGACAATTAGTTCTTTTGGCTTGGGGGTTGTGGTGATGATTTGCTGGACCCTTGGGATGCGCGGGTCTTTAAGACGCAACGTGAACTGGACGCCATCGTACGCCTCGTCGAGGTAGTCGAAGGCGCACAGCTCATCGAACCACGCACCGTGGTATTGCTTGCCTCGGTAACGTTCGGGCTCTGAGGCGGGGATTCCTTGTATGATGGATCCGTTGGTGAGAGTAATCTCGAATAGGGATTTATTGTAATCCCTGATAATGCTAGGTGGGATAATATTAAGGAGTCCGGAATCTCCTTCGAAACAAGTCGCTCGTATGTCGTTAGAGGTTGGGGCGGTGACAAGCCAGCGTGTGTTGTCGTATTTCCAAGCACGAATACCAATCCAATGACTAGCAGTGTGCGTTTTGCCAGAACCACGTCCGGCAAGCATAAGAAACGTATCATATTCTCCATCATCGGGCTCCCTTTGGTGCGGCAGGGCTTGGATTTGCCATTTGACCTGCCAGATTGCGGCTTCAAGCTGAGCTTTCGGCCAGTGTTTGTTAGCTTGAGCGAATTTTTTAAGGACTAGCTCTTGTTTTGGTGTTAAAGACATGAAATAAATCCTTCTCCCACTAAAAAAGTACCCTGATAACCATTCGTTTCAATATGAACGCAGGGTTGTTGGCGGATTTCGTATATCTCTCTGATATATCTGCGGTCAATTATACGCTTTTTAGACGGAGGTGTTTGGTTTGGTATCAGATGCAGGCGTGATTTAAAGGTTAATGTGTGGTTATTTAGCTGTGGATGCGTAAAAAACGTCGTTTTATGGCCCAAAGACTCCACTAACCATTGAATTTGCTTTAATAACCCTTCGTTCAGTAGGGTTATTCTAAACGTCTTGGTGCGTGGATTGTATTGTCGGTGCTTTGCCTGCAGTAATCCGCGCAGAAGTTCCATGCGCTGTTCATAAGAACCCATGAGATAGTTGTTTGGGATGCGAGTTGGAACGAGGGGAGCGAGCTGGGACTCTATCGTGGGTGTGATACGGAACTCATAACGCAGCTTTTTGATGTGGCGACCTAGAGTTACCTTGTATCCAGCGTCTCTAAAGGCTGCATGTACTCCATCTTGGAAGTCTTGGGGTGCAACCATTTGCTTTTGGACCTTGCGGTTAAGGAACCAGAAACCAAAAATGAACGGCGGTATGGGTAAGTCTTGGTGTGGGAGTTGTAGCGGCTGGGTTGTGGGTACAGAGTAGACCGTGGGGGTCTCTTCTAATAGGTCTGCCACCTTGCGGTTATGCAGTGGACGCACAAAGGAGTTGATGCCCTTGTACTTGCATTCCTTAATCCTGTCGTTGGGCGTTTCCACAATGAATGACAGCTTGTCATCTCCCGCTGCAGTTAGGTAGTCGTTGAATAAGACTTCGTAGCAGTGGGGTGGGGTATACTTTTGGACCAGGGTTACTTTGGCAGGTTGACCGTTGCGGTCTAGCAGCAAGTCGCCTTCTTGGACCTGGTCTGCCCTTTTCCAATAATCAAGGGTTAGTATCTTTTGATTTGCTAGTATCGCCATGAAAGTTCTTAAGTACCCAATCGTCTAACCAGCGCCCTAACGGTGCTCTGATTCGGTTTTGAACTGAAACGGGAAGTCTTTGAATATCCAAGGCTTGTTTGGAAACCTTTAATCGAAACTGGATATACTTTGCCGTTTCATTGTCCAACACTTCGACTGGGACATCCACAGATTCGAAGTTGTATAAGTCGCATACCAATACCCGCAGTCCTTTGAACTGACCCTGTGCATTTTCCAATGCTCCGTGTATTTGGTACACATAATTACTCATGTTAACTCCATTCAGTTTAAAAAAATGCAGGGTTAGTTTGTAGAATGGTACAAACAGGGCTTGCAATCCTTTTCCCCCTTGCATACCTATACTAATGCACAATTCCAATTAAAACCGCCCAAATCCAAGAAATAAAGTGTTTTGGAGACAGGGAAGACAGGATAGTCAGGGTCTATTCCACTTTATTCTTTTTTAAAAAAAAAAAAAAAAAAAAAAAAATATTTAGGATAAAGTCATTTAGACCCTGACTTCTATGGCTTTTTGCGAATGATTCTCAACAACTCACCAACAATCAATGACTTACAAAAAATAGCCTTTCGGTGTAGAAAAATATAAAAATTCAGTCTTGGTGGGGCCCCAGTCCTGGCACCCCGCCACCCGAAATTTTGGGGGTATCGGTTTAAAAAAAGCCCCCCTAAGCCCTAAAAAAGCATTCTTTTTTCATAATGTGAAACGCTATCCCGCATTGTGGGATGCACCATAGTGGTGCACGATGGTGCGGTGCAACATGGCTATCAGGTAGCGAGGGTGTTTAAACAATACCCACAATGGCAGTAAGGGATTGCACCAATATGGTGCATGATGGTGCGGTGCAACATGGCTAGGCGGGTGCGAGGGCATCGGGGTGGTGTGGGGATATATCCCACAAAATCCCACAATCTGAAAAGCCAATAGGAATCGTTTT